ATGCATAGCTAAATGAGTCCCAACTTGTTTTACCCCATTTGCCATTCTTATTCACGTCAGGCAATACATCATACAAGTCTGGATCTTTAAAGTTTTCCTCTGTAAGTGTAACACCGGCTTTGACAACACCCGGATTATAGATACAGATGTCTTTCATCTGTAACATATCACTAATTGGACTATCTTGCCATCTTGGGTATACGCCGTCTTGTATAACTCCGTCACTCCATCTGCGTGTATCAACGGCGTACTTTTTATTATCAGCTGATGGAGCCATCCTGTACGACCACTTTTCGTTATTAGGGAAGACGTTTTCAAAGTATACTTGCCCGTTAGCTGTGGCCAAAAATGGGCTGGCGCAGTCAAAGCTAATTGTAAATTTGGTGTTAACATATTTTCTTACCGCCCTTTGAATTACTGTAAGTAGTACTGCCCATTCTAACTTCGATGTACCTAAGAAGTGCATCCAATCGTGTACACCTTCTTGTAGTAAATTGTCATAACGTAATGCCACTAATCGTTTTAAGATAAGTTCAACATCGCACATATTTTGACCTCCCATACTCCAACCATTGAAGTGGGTATCAGGATACTTTGCAGGATCACAGTAGTCCTTCATAAGCTGGTACCACTCTTCTGCGTCCTTGTGGTTAGCACCTTGCAAAACGTTTAAGAACTTAGCACCACCATTGGCAACACCCTTGCGATGTTTCATGAAGTAGTCGTTATTGAACTTTGTGGCTTCAACAGCTTCTGTAAGTGTCTTAATACCACACTTGTCACTGGCGTTCTTGTCGTGAATAACCCAAGTTGGAATATCAAGGATCATGCCATAGTCAGCAATGCCGTCCAGCCAAGCCAAAATTTGTTCACGTTTTTTCTGGGCCTTCGGGCATCCTGAGTTTGCTTTCCAATCGCCTTCCCATAGTCCTTTGGCAATCTGGAATCCTCCAGAGTCACCTAGTACTAGTGTGTTGGGATCGCGATTGCGGACCATATCTTCGCTCCAATCCGGCTTGGATAGGTCCAGGTTTGCGTGGCCGCCGGAGTAAAGCGACCACTTATAAGGAAACAATGCTTTCTGGGGATTAAGCCAGTTCATCTGTTCCATATCTGTCAAGCCTTGCGGAAAACGTGCAGGGTCTACATATTCTTCATTGCGTTGCTTGCCTACAAATGTAGCATAGAATCCGCTAATGGCCGGCAAGAACACAGCATAGTCGTTTTGTTTACTTGTTAAGTTGTCTTGTGGCATATAAATTTCTTATTTTAGAATGAATAGTAATTGAGTCAATGTAACGAGATCCAACGTCTCGTAAAATATCTAATGCAGTATCAAACTGTGGGTTAGCAGGATTTAATACATCGTTATCAAGAAAAGACCCGTTGGTTATGGTAAACACATCAACTCCGTTGACTAGTGTACCTTGGAAGTCTGCGGGTCTAGACCAAGTTGCCCAGTTTTCTAGTGCAGATACTTCGCCGTGAAAACCTCGCTCTTTACACATCTTGGCAAAGTTCTCCAAGTCGTGCATATTGTTACGTTGAAATACATAAGCTAGATTTACTTCAGCACCATTACGATTTTCAACCAACCAATCAAAGTTATCTTGTAGTACAGACCATTTACCGGGCCTACGTACATGTTCGTATACTTCCCGACTACCGGCATCTACACTAATTTTATAGTGTGTTACTTTTTTAAGCATTGGCACACCTGGCAAGTTCTTTTTCATTAACAGGCCATTGGTAAACAAGGTAAATGTTTGATTAGGCAACGGCTCGTACGTCTTGACCAGCGGCCTCATAATGTGACTGGCTAAACAGTCACCGTCGCCGCTAATGGTAATATGAATGGGCTTGTCGTATTTGGATAACCACAACAGTATCTTTTCCATTGTTTTAACTTTGTGGGTAAACTCTGGGCCTTCGGTAATCATAAACTGCTGTCTACGGCAACTCAAACAACTTAGATTACAACTGTTATCAATGTTAATATACAGTTGAGTTTCTTTAACTGCACGATTGCTATTTAAAATTCCACATACCTTAACAGCACAATGAGTAAACTTTTTACTGGCCACGTCTTCTTGTAGCTCACGTGCAATGGCACTATTGAATACGTCCTCGATGCTGTCAAAATCAATGGCTTTACCAACACTAATGGGTAACCATGCGTCGCAATGACACAGCACACATTCTGTTTCTTGATTAACTGTAATTATTTGAAAAGGATACTTACATGAGTGATTAATAGGACCCGGATGACTATTCCCGCGTTCAAAGGTACGGTACTGCCATTGTGCGCCCTGCGATAGTTTGCTGATATCAATCATTTATAAAATGTAACTGAGTTAATTAGTTCGTAATCTTGTTTAAAATATTGTTCAATTTGGTATAGGTATTTAGAATCTTTAATAGCACTTGAAAAAATTTCTTTGTAGTTTTTACGAACTGGTTCTAAATCACTAACGTGTTGCTTGGCATATCGGTGGTACTTATTTGGCATGCCGTTGTCTATTAAGAATTGACTAAACCGTTCTCTATAGTTTTCATCAAACCAAAAGAAAACACAACGTGATAAATCTAGGCCCTTAACAAAGTATACTTGTTTCTCGGTGTGGTCGTCAAACGCAATCTTATCAAACACTAGATCAAGCATGGATTGTGTAAATGCTTCATTGGGCCAATCCCTGTGATACAGATACAAGTACTCGGCAATGCCACTTATCCACCGTTCCACAGGATCACGCAGTACAACTATAGCTGTTTTATGGTATAAGTTATCAGTATGATAGTTATAGTTTTCCCAAGACCAATCTAACAAGTTAGGTTTTGTCCACGAACTAGCATTCTTGGGAATGTTAACGTACATGAGATCACTGTTGGGATGACTCATGCATTCGCCAAACACATGACCTTTGCGTTGGTAGTAGTTAATATCTAGCATAGCTTATTGGTGTTAATTTTTTAAGTGCGTAATCTTTAAACGGCATTAGATCAAATAAATTTTCTTTGTTTAGATTATCTAGCATTAAGATATGCATGACCAAACGTTCTAATATATGAAACGGATCGGTTAAATTAATATAACCAATCATATTCTTAATTTCAGAAGAGTTGGTATCCAAACTCTTTAGTATGTCTACAGCCTGAGTTCTAAACTCTACAGGTAAGTTTACAATAGACATTAGGTCGGGCTCAGTTAATTCTAAGAACTTGATTGTCAAACATTGTTTTTTAAAGTATTCAACTAGTTCGGGTAAGAACCAAACATTTAAACTGCTAACAGTACAGAAGATTTCTAGTTCAACATTACTGCCTACAGTTTTAAGCAACTCAAGATTACGTTCAATTACATTCCATTTAGCACCAGAGCGAATCATTTCCAATGGACGTCAAATTGCTTCTATGCTAACAGAAACCGTAACAGCCTTAAACTCGGGCCACAAGTCCAGTACATTTTTACCTTTATAGGTCAACGTGGTTAAGTTTGTATTATATCTTAAGTGTATGTTCTTGGCCAATCCACGTTCAATAATCTTATCCAACATGGTCCAGTGATCGGGATTTAAAAATGGTTCACCACCGGTAATGTAAACATCTTCGATATGTTCAGTCAACATACTATCAACATACTCAAATACTGATACGTCAGTGATAAACCCTATGTCTAGTCTTTTAGCCCAGGTGCTACTTGCTTCAGGTCCGCAGAATCTACAGGCCAAGTTACAGAAGTTACTGTTACGTAAATCGATGTGTCTTAGATTAGCTCTATATCTAGCGTTATTTCCGTAAAACAATCTATAGCTGTTTTGTTTCTTTTCTTCTCTTTGTTTACAACGAACACATCCAGGAGGAATTTCTCCCTCCATCATTTGTTCTTGTATGTCTTTAAAAGTTTCGGTGCCGTTGAAGTCTGTTAACGGTTTAAAGTGATCAACGTGATATTGGCAGCATGGAGCAATCTTACCATTGGGGTAAAATGTTATGCTGTTCCATGCCGCATTGCATATCCACGGAGTTTTTGACATTACTTTGTTTGTGCTGGCAACTTGTAGTGATATACAGCAAGTCCTGAATCTACAGTAATTTCTGCAACACCACCATCACTGATCTTAAATGTTTTGTCACCCGGCAATGACAAGATGCTCTTAACTACAGCAACAGGCCAATTTAACTGTTTAGTCAAGTTACCACCAACACCTGCGGCAAATGTAAAGCTACCTGCATGACTACTTGCATCACCAAAATAAAACTTCAGGTCGCCGTTTTCTGTTTTGGTGCTAAATGATGTAGCATCGTTGTGTGCTTGGCTTTGGAAGTTTAGTTTCTGAATGGCAGCATTAGTCGGAACAAACTCAACACCCCACGTAACTGGTTTCATATTAACGTTCTTGAGCTGATCATTAATAACTGCTGTGCTCATAAAGCGATAGTTATTTTTAAAGTCGCCTGTGTCGTTTTCAAAGTCGATGCCACTGGGTACATCAGATCCATCTGTGTCTTTTTGTTTACTCACTGTAATTTTGGCGTTTTCTTTATATACTGGTAAGTTCAATATAGTAGTTAGTCTATCTAAGTTTGGCATACCAAAAACACCAACGAACTCTGCTACTGGTGCTTTGAATTCTGCATTTAGTACAACTGTTTTAGTTGCTTGGTCGAATGCATTGATGCTGGTAGTGTCGGCTGTGCCGGTAACTTTAATCATGCTAATAACACCAAGGCCATGAGTGTGTTGTACAATATCTAATAAATGATCGCGCATATTTTTCTCCGTTAATAATGTGTAAGTGTATAGGTATATTTAGAAAAAGTCAAACTATCTGTGAATAATTTTGCCCATGACTTGGTGAGCTTTGATGGTAGAAAGTTTGCCAGGCTTCTGGACTTCAATCCAACTAAGTGCTATGTTACTGAATCCTGAGTTGCTGTAAATCACTCTAAGACCTAGACTTTCGCACATGGGTATCAGCATACTTTTGGGTATGTAACTCATAAAATAGTTTTCAGCATAGCCAGCACCCATTTCAGTGTCGCCATCGTTGTAGCTAAACAAAAAGGTACCACCCGGACGTAGTAGATCCTTAACTGACTTTACATATTCTTTTACTGTATCTAAACTACAATAGTTCAGGTAGTTCCAACAAAATACAAAACTAAATTGCCCTTGCGGTAGTTCTTGCATATGATAGTCTTGTATTACGTAAGGTCTAACCCTGCGCTGGTATTCGGATGTAAAATCTTTGATAGCCAATTTGGTAATAGATTCTTCGTAGTCAGTGATGTATAAAGGATCAGCCGCTACTAAATGTTGAGTCCAATCACCATTACCGCACCCAATTTCCAATGCCGGATACTTCCAGTCTGTGTACAGTCTAATTCTATTAAGTATTTCTTCTCGAATTTCTTCCGAGACTTCCACTGGCCTAATACCACCAAGTCTATTGCGTTTGTCAATTGACAATTCAACATCATAGTTATCGGTAAAGAACTTGTTACTACTGGCTGATATTCTATGATTTATGTTTTCAATCAATGCATCAAAACGTTCTTGATTCAATTGAATAGACTTGTGCATTCTATACAAATCATCAGCCACGTTGTCAACGTCATTGGCAAAGTCTGAATCTTTGGTGCTCTTTTGAATACCAGTGAGCTCGCTAGTAATTCTATCTATGCCAGACGTGATAGTACTGGTGTTGTACACACTAAGCAAATGCTCACGAAGGGCTACTAGTTCACTTAATTTCATTCGAATGTAAACAAATCGTCAAAGGTTGTTTTAATATCTGTGCTTTCAGAAATCTTCCACTCTAGCACACCTAATAGGTTTTCTACCTTTTGGTCTACAATAGTTGATTCCATTGTATTGTCATCAAAGGGCAAGTCCTTAAACCAAGCGGGTATATGTGTTTCATCTGTTGGATAACCTACGCTAGTAAGTCCAAGTGGATTATCTTTTAGTTTACACACAATAGTTTTCATACCATCTACGATACTTGTACTGTAGTTGTCACCGTGCATCTTTTTAAGTCGGTTCCAATTCATTGCCGCACGAACGTGTCCGGGCATGTTAGCTTTGCCTAGTCGTTCTTCCTCTGCACTATACTTGGTCAAGTTGTTTACACGTTTAGGTGTACCTTTTTCCCACGCAGGTCGTTCAGCAAATGCAATCTTAAATTCTTTAACCTTGGCAATAACAGTTTGTTTAACATCACCTGTGCCAGTTAGAACAATCATTAGGATTTCGCTTAAAAAGTCCTGTACTACTTTAGGAGTGTCTGACCGTTTTAGGTCTAATCCCATAGCTTTGACTTTGCCAGGCTTACCGTGTGTGTCTAATCGCACACCTTCCATATCAAAGATTAACACAGCATAACGCTTCTTCTTAATAAACAAGCCTTTGCTTGCAATAAGCTCTCGGCCGCCCATGATAATACTGCCCATCTCTCTGGGGCAATGGCAAGCACGTTCCATAAATGCCGGAAAGCTATCGTTAACACTATCCCCAATGGTATCGTATAATTGGACGCAGATCTCTCTGTTCCATTCCATGCGCCCTGCTTCTACTTCTTCTTTGAGCGCCGGCCATGCTGAGAAGTAGACAGAATCTGTGTCGCCGTAGATGATAGACGACCCAACGTGGTCATAACTGCCGGTGATCGCTTCATTGACGTGGCTGTCCATGTGCTTCGCGATGATCCGCCCAGTAAGCGTTGTGCTTTGGCCAATGCGCTGGTCAAAGAAGCGGCACCCCGGGTTGAGGATCGCGCCATAGAGGCTGTTGAGATTAATTTTTTTGACAAGCTGCCGTTTGTCCCAGAACGCCGTATCTTCCTTAGTCTCTGCGGCTTTCTTCTTAGCTTGCATTTCTTTTCTTTCTGCATACCACCTCTCTAACAAGCCGGGAATAATACCCTTCATGTCATGTCTAAATATTGTGCCATTGGCACTAAATGTCCAAGGCTGACTACTATCAAAAATTAAACGCCACACATCTGCGGCACTCATTACATCGTTGGTACCATCTTGCCAGTCTAAGGTAAGCTCTGTACCTGGCTCCATATTCATTACTGCTTGATACTCTAATGTACCAAACATGTTTTCCCATGCATCAGCAAAACTACTGCCATTAGCAATTTTTTCTCGGATGTAATGATCAGTCATTACCGGCCGGAGTTGCCCGACGATTGTTTCCGGTCCCATGTTAAGAGCACGGATCGCTGAGGGGTAGAGCGAGTTGATGTCAATTGCACCGATGTATTCGTGTATGCCCCTTTTTGGGTAAGCAACATAGGCACCTGCCGCTTGCGTGTCTCCGTGGTCATCTCTAGATCTCCTGTTAGGTACTACCATTCCTCGGGAATGAGCTTCGTTAATAATAGCTTGCTCTGTAACTGCTACAGCACCCATAGTGGTTTGTAGCAACACAGTATTATCATGTGCCAGTTCGTTGGCTAGATCTAAGAAGCGTAACTTCTTGTCTAGCTTGGACAACAACATAGTATCTTGTCTGTTATAGTCAATAAACTCTTTAAAATCTTTATTGTATAACTGATCTAATGTGCCTTCATACTGTAACTTACGTTCGTCTAGCTCGTATTCTCCAATAGCATCTAGGCTATAGCTATGACGTTCTTCGTAAGTGTATTTGCGGTACAGTTGCATATAGTCCATATGCACACGACCGATTAAATCAAATGTCAAATTCTCTGCACCAAAGCGTTCAAATGTACGTTTCTTGGGAAATTGACCCCATAAGCATAGTCTACGTGTGTCGTCTTTGCTTAACACACGATGTACCCGCATAGTCACATAGGGAATATCGAACCCCTCTGAGTTCCAACCTGATAAGATATCTGCATCGTCGATCAAGTCAAGGAATGTGTTAAGCATATCCTCTTCTCGTTCAAACAAGAAACAGTTATCGTATTGGTTGCAGATTTCTTGTGCGGTGTCCCAACTATAACTCTTGGGAGGTACCACCATAGTGACAAGTTTATCCATCCAGTCTAAATAAACTGAAATAGCAGTAATAGGATTAAATGGATCTTCGGGTTTACTAAAGCCTCTAAGTGGATCAAAGTCCACCTCAATATCGAAAAAGGCTGTTTGTAGTTTGGGCGAATTAGCACCCAAGTAATTATCTTCTAAACAACGGAAGATGGGATTGATATCACTTTCCCATAGTCGCTTGCCAGAATTAACTCGTTGTTCTTTGTGAAATTCTTTGCCGTTTTTAGTAGCAAAACGTGACACAGGTGTGTCGTAGATAGTGCGGAATTTACCTCTAGGGTCATCGTAGTAGAATACATAGTTAGCCGGGTACTCGCGGTATACACGTTCACCTTTAACACGTTCTACTACATGAATGCGATCTTTGTCGCGATCAAACAATGCGTCAATATATGACATTTACTCTCCAAATGTGTAACTTTGAGCTTACACTTGCTCTACATGCTGATTAAGTCAGCGAGTCTTAGTATACTACTTTACAGCTTCTAATACAAGTTTAGTTAAGCCAACACAGTCGATACAAAGTAGTAAACCGTAGTTGCCTAACATACCAAAACTACCCCGAGTCCATGCGGCCCATGTGTAGATTAGTGTACTACATACCCAGACTGCATATAATGGTAGCAACGGAGGGTTAGGCAAGTAAATGGTCATACCTAACGCACAACCCACACTACCTGCCCAAGCAACAATTTCTAAACAAAAGCGTAAAGGCCACTCATCATAGTCCTTACGCATATAGGCTCTAGTTGACGTGAGCCAATTGGCCAGTGTTTGCTTCAAAGTGTTTTACCAACCGTTTCAAGGATTGTATTTAACTCTTCATGATCGGCGTTGGTATCGCCAAGTTTAGATTTTTGTGCAATCTTAATTGCTTTCTTTAAGATAGCTGGTTTGATTTCCATTTCTTCAGCGATGGCCTTAATGGTATCGCTAAGTCCAGCATTTAAGTCTTCGATTTCGGTCAGCACAGCAATACCTTCGTTCATAATTTGTGTGAGTTTGGCTTTTTGTTCATTACTAAACATACGTGGACCTGACATTTGAATCTCCTGTTATAATTGATATAGTATATAGTGTTTGTTTTGAAAAGTCAAATAAAAGTGCTCACTTCAAGATACCATTCCGGAGCACGACTTCCATAATATCTAGCCCAGCAGCCGGGCATACACTAGTAACGCATAACGTCCTAAGGTAGTGTATTCATTTATAAATAGTTAGTGCGGTTGCAATACAGACTAATAGAGAAGAAGGACCTGATGGTTTTCTGTATTTTTCCATCTGGGCAACAACGAATTGGCAGGCGAGCTTCATTAACTATTACCGCACACTCTTATCTACACACACGAACGTTATTATATCTTTTATGATATGGATCGTATTGTGTTACCCAATGACAACGTGGGGGCGGTGGTGCAACATATACCGGAGCCGGGCGAACATAAACCGGTTGCGATCGATGATAGTATGGATCATGTGCTACACAACCAGTTAGTAATAATAACGGTACTATAAAGAGTTTTTTAGTTGCAGCTTTCCTGTTGTCCCATTAGCGCTACAGTTTTATATTTTGGCACGTTCGTCAGAAGTCCTCTTGGCATTGCGACGAAA